CCCAGCATGCGAACGCGCGAAACGCGTGTCCGTCCGTCCGCGATCGAGGTGATCATCATGCCGATGACGCCGGAGGAGCGCAGACGGAAAGACGCTGATCGGAAGCGGAATCAGCGTGCGAAAGACCGTGCTGCCCGCGACGCTGCGAAGGCTGCCGTCGCGGACGCCCGAAACGCGTCCGCAACGCAGTACATGACCGATGCCGTCGAGCGCTCCCTCGCTGCCATGAAGTGGATCACCCGGTCCGATGACGCGGCCGTCGCGCAGGTCCGCAAGCTCGCGATGTTCTGCGATCGGCTCGAGGACGACGGGGACTACATCCGAGCGCTCTCCGCCCACCGTGCCCTCACCGCGACGCTGCAAGCGCTCGGCGCCAACCCGATCGTCCGACAGCAGCACGAGCTGCGATCCCTCCGCGCGGTCAGTCGAACGTCGGGAGGCAGCGATGACGGTGACCGCACCGAGCAGCAGCCGACAGGGGCGATCGTCTCGAACTTCAAGCGGCCGCCGAAGCGCCGGGCGCGATAGGCCGCTCCTCGGCCACCAGACCCCGCGCATCTTCACCCCGCCGCTCCGGAAGCTCACTCCTTCGACAAGCCTCGGGTACGACGTCATCAAGTTCGCCGACTACATCCGTGACCGCCTCGAGGAGATCGCGCTCACCTCGGACGACCCCGACTACACGCTCGGTCTGTTCCCGCGCCTGCTCGAGTGGCAGCGCTGGCTCTTGATCCACACGCTTGAACTGCTGCCGGGCCCGGACATGGTGTTCCGGTTCCGGATCGTGCTCCTGCTCGTCGCCCGGCAAAACGGGAAAAGCACGCTCCTCACCGCCCTGATCCTCTGGCGGCTGTTCCAGGACGGCGCGAAGATGGTCATCGAGACGCACATCTCCCTCGATCACGCTCGAAAGGCGTGGGATGAGGTGTGCGCCGTCGCTAACGAGATCCCCGAGCTCGCCGACGAGGTCGCGAAGCACAACGAGGGCAAGGGGTCCGAGCTGTTCAAGCTCGACGCCGGCGAGACCTTCAAGATCGCTTCCACCAACCGCCGCGGCGGCCGCGGCTTCTCTGGCGATCTCGTCATCTTCGACGAACTCCGCGAGCATCAGGACTTCAAGTCCTGGTCCGCGACATCCAAGACCACCATGGCCCGCAAGCGCGCCCAGGTGTGGGGCGTTTCCAACGCGGGGGACAGCCAGTCGGTCCTCCTCAAGCACCTCCGCGACGTGGCGCTGTCCGTCATCGCCGGCGAAGCTCTCGACTCAGTCCCCGACGACCTCAAGAAGAACCTCGACGTCAACTCCATCGGCCTCTTCGAGTGGTCAGCTGGTGAGGTCGACGGCATGCCGCGCGACATCTGGGACCGCGAGGGCTGGGCCGAGTCGAACCCCAGCCTCGGCTACACCGAACTCGACGAACGAGCCATCGCCACCGCAGCCGTGTCCGACACCGAATACGACTTCCGCACCGAGGTCCTCTGCCAGTTCGTCAACGGCGCCGGCACCGGCCCGTTCCCGGCGGGCTCCTGGGCCGCCGTGAAGGTCCCGGCCGTCACGCGCGACCGCGATCGACCCGCCGCCTACTGCATCGACGTGTCCGCCGACCGGACCATGGCGTACATCGCCATCGCCTTCTGGGACACCGAAGGCCGGCGCCGCGTCGAGATCGCCGCGCAGCGCGCCGGAACCGACTGGATCATCCCGTGGCTGCTCTCCCCGCACCGTGCCGTTAAGCCAGAACACGTCACGATGCAATGGAACGGCGCCCCCGTCTCGTCGCTCGTCACCGAGTTCGAGAACATCGACCTCCGCACCTTCCAGCTCGATGAACTGCCCTGGGAAGAGATCACCCCGTGGCAGGGGCCAGACCTCGCGCGCGGCTCCGGCATCATGTTCGACGCGCTCCGACAGGCCGTCGTACCCGCAGACGACGACGGCGACCGCGAGCCCGTCATCACCCTCACCCACGGCATGCAGCCGTCACTCGACGTCGCCGCAACCTCAGCCGTGATCAAGGCCGTGGGCGACGGATGGGTGATCAACCGAACGAAGTCGCCAGCCGACGCAGCACCGCTCGTCGCAGCGATCGGTGCGCTCTGGCTCGTGACGCAGAACCCCGAGTACGAGAAGCCGTCCGTCTACGAAACGCGCGGCCTCATCTCGCTCTGACCGAAGGAGTCACCGTGGCACGCCCCGATCGCCTCGTCCGCAGGGCACTGCGCACGAGGTACGTCGTCACCACCGCGACCGAGGACACCTTCGACGGCATCCTCATCGACGCCGACGACCAGCACCTCATCCTCGCCGACGCGGACGCGCTCGCCCGGAACGGCGACCGCACCCGCGTCGACGGTCAACTCTGGATCCCCCGACCGAGCGTCAAGTACATGCAGGCGCTGAGCCAGTAGAGGAGCAGCACATGATCCTCTCGAACGGCGCCCTCGCCCCGCTCGACTCATCACTTGGCGACCTCACCCCGAGTACCAACGTCGTCTACGGCGGCAGCTCGGGGCAGATCGCGATCGCGGGCGGCTGGGCTGCGTACGCAGAGCTCTACAAGCGCCAGCTCTGGATCGGCGTCGTCGTCCGGAAGCTCGCCATGGCGACCGCCCGCAACCCGTTCGACGTCAAGCTCGCCCTCAGCGACAACAGCCAGCAGCCCGAGGACGGCCCGCTCGCAGCCCTCATGGCTCGACCTAACCCCCGGCTCACCGCCTTCGAGTTCTGGCGCTGGGTGTCCTCCACCCGAGACGTCTACGGAGAAGCGTTCGTCTGGAAGCTCCGCGACCGGCAGGGTGTCGTCCGAGAGCTCTACCCGATCCACCCGACCAACATCACCATCCGCACCAACACGGACGGCGACCTCGAGTACGTCTTCGCAGGCACGCGCGTGTTCCCCGAGCACGACATCATCCCCTTCGTCAGCTACAACCCCGACACGCTCCGCCGCGGCTGGTCGAACCTCGAAGGTCTGCGCATGACGCTCCTCAACGAGGACGCATCACGCCGCGCGACCGCTTCCTGGTGGGGCAAGGGCGCTCGACCCTCGCTGATCCTCTCCCACGAGAAGAACCTCTCCGCGCCCGCCGTCGCTCGCCTTCGCGACCAGGTCGCCGAGCAGCAGTCCGGCGCCGACAACATGGGCAAGCCGCTCATCGTCGAGGAAGGCATGCAGGCCACGGTCATGCAGCTCTCCGCCGAGGAGATGCAGTACATCGAGTCGCGCAAGCTCAACCGCGAGGAAGTCTGCGCCGCCTACGACGTGCCGCCACCCGCCGTCCACATCCTCGACAAGGCCACCTTCTCCAACATCACCGAGCAGCTCCGGTCGATGTACCGCGACACGATGGCACCCCGCTTCGAGGAGTTCGAGTCCGTCATCGATCACCACCTCGTCAGCGAGTTCTACGAATCCGGGGAAGCGTTCACCAAGTTCAACATGGACGAAGTCCTCCGAGGCGACTTCGAGACCCGCGCCACCGCGGTCGGCACCCTCATCGAGAAGGGCGTCTACCGGCCCGCCGAGGCGCGTCCGATGTTCAACCTCCAGCCCGCAGGCCCCGAAGCGGACGTCCTCTACGGCAACGCCGCACTCGTGCCCCTCGGCAGCAACGCAAGGCCGCCGCAGGTCGACACGAACGGCAACGTCATTCCCGAGCCGATCGAACAGCCTGCCGCTCGATCCGCCCGGAAGCCCATCACAGTCCGATCCCTCATGGGGCGGCTGTCACAGGTCAAGGCCGGTGGCGGCGACCTCCGCGCGAAGCTGGTCGAGGAGCACGCCAAGGAGCTCGGCCGGTTCTTCACCGAGCAGCGCGACAGCGTCATCGCCGCGCTGGGCCAGAAGGCAGGCGGACTGTTCGACCCGGAGGACTGGGACAACGAGCTCGCCGACGTCCTCACAGCACTGGGCCTCGCCACCGCGCAAGCCGCCGGCACCGCCACAGCCAACCAGCTCGGCTCGAAGTTCGACGCCACCGCCGTCGACGAGTGGGTCACCGACTCGGCCAAGAAGTCCGCTCAGAAGGTGAACCGGACCACCGCGGATCAGCTCACCGCAGCTCTGGACGAAGCCGACGACGACGCGGCTGCCGAAGACGTCATCGCCGGAGTCTTCGACGGGCCCGTGTCGGCGCGGAGCGACCAGATCGCCACCACCAGGGTCGCGATGGTCGCAGGCTTCTCCACCCTCGTCGCCGGTCAGCAGTCCGGCGCAGCCACCAAGACGTGGAACGTCCAATCCGGCAAGCCGCGGACATCCCACGCCGCGATGGACGGCGAAACCGTCGGGATCAACGAGCTGTTCTCCAACGGCATGAACGCCCCGGGCGACCCCGCCGGCGGAGCGGACGAGGTCGCCGGATGCACCTGTGGCCTGACCCTCAACTTCGAGTAGGAGCCAGCATGAACATCATCCGGAAGGACGCCACGATCACCCCGACCGGGACCGCCGAGGACTTCCCCGGCACCTTCGAGGTGATCCTCTCCGCCCCGACGCAGGACCGTGACGGCGACACCCTGCTGCCCGAAGAGTGGAAGCAGCCGCTTCCCGAGCACATCACCTTCGACTCTGACCACGGCATGTCCGTCGCCACCACGGTCGGATCAGGCACCCCCGAGCTCGACCCGGACACCGGCAACCTCATCGTCAAGGGCACCTACTCATCGCTCCCACGCGCGCAGGAAGTGCGCACCCTGGTCAACGAGGGGCACATCCGCACCACCTCGGTCGCGTTCATGACCGTGCAGGACGGCAAGAGCACCAACGCGCCCAAGCAGCGGGAACTGCTCAACGGTGCCTTCGTCGCCGTCCCCTCGAACCGCGAAGCTCTCGTGCTCTCGTCGAAGTCGTTCACCGGCGAACACGAGAAGGCCGGTGCTCGGAACTCCACGGCCGACAAGGAACGACTCCAAGCAATCATCGCCGCCGCCACGGAGATCCTCGGCGACGACGAAGCGAAGGCCGCCCGCGTCACGAACCGCAAGAGCATCGCCGGCAGCGTCGAAGCACTCGCCGACCGTGTCCGATCCGCACTCCAGGACGCCCACGAAGGCGAATGGGTGTGGATCCGCGGCACCATCCCCGCCGCCGACGGTTCCGGCGGGACGGTCGTGTTCGAGGTCGAAGACCGAGACACCTACGAGACCCAGCTCTACCGCCAGAGCTACACCGACGACGGACTCACCGCCACCCTCACCGGTGACGCCGAGCCCGTCGGGGTGACCGAAGTGGTCACTCCGGACCCTGAGGAATCAGGAGCCCCCACGTCCTCCGACGGAGACCCCGAAGCTCCCGCCGCCGGTGCCCCCGCACCCGCCGCCGGAACCCGGTCAGCTCCCTCGAGCGATGAGGCGGCCGCCGAAGCCCAGGTCAGGGCCGCCGCCGCGCGCGCCCGACTCAACCTCATCACCGCCAACTCCTGAGGAGGAGACCAGTGCCCACCATCAAGTCGCTCCAGGACGACATCCGCACCCTCTCGCTCAAGGCGCTCGAGATCGCCGAGAACCGCAACGAGGAGTACAAGTCGTTCGCCGACCAGAAGAACGCCCTCGACCCCGTCGAGGCCGACATCAAGTCCAAGCAGAGCGAGCTCGCCGACGCTGAGGACCTCGAGAAGCGCCGGAAGGGCTTCCAGCAGGCCGCCGGCGCCGGCTCCCTCGACGACGCCGGCGGGGACCCCCGCCGAGAGGCCGTCGCCAAGTCGTTCGGGCAGCAGTTCCTCGACTCCGACGGCTTCAAGTCCCTCAAGGAGCGCGGCTTCGACGGCACGTGGACCACCGGCAGCGTCGAGCTCAAGGCCGCCCTCACCGAGGGCACCGCCGGCGCACCCGGCGGCGGCTACGCCCTCACCGGCAACCCGAGCGTGCTGCCCGGCATCGTCGACCAGAAGTTCGCCCCCCTCACCGTGGCGAGCCTCTTCCCGAACGGCACCACCAACAGCACCCTGATCCGCTACCTCGTCGAGACCGTCGTCACCAACGCGGCGGCCGCCGTTGCCGAGGGCGGCATCAAGCCCGAGTCGGCCCTGCAGTTCAGCAAGGTCGACGAGGTCCTGCACAAGATCGCGACCTTCCTGCCGATCTCCGACGAGATGCTCGAGGACTGGGACCAGGCCCGCTCCTACATCGACGCCCGCCTGACCCTCTTCGTCCAGCAGGCCGAGGAGGCGCAGCTCCTCCGCGGCGACGGCACCGGCGCGAGCATGGTCGGTCTTCTGAACCGCCCCGGCCTCGCCACCAAGGTGACCCGTGGTACCGCCCCGTCGGCTGCGGACGACAACGCGATGGATGCGGTCTACCGGCAGATCACCAAGATCCGCACGACCCAGTTCATCGAGCCGGACGCGGTCGTCATCGACCCGATCGGCTGGGAGGGCATCGTCCTGTCGAAGAACAACCAGGGCGCCTACTACGCCCAGGGGCCGTTCGTCTCGACGCAGACCCCGACGCTCTGGGGCAAGTCGGTCGTTCCGACCCCCGCGATGGACGAGTCCACCGCGCTCGTCGGCGCGTTCGCGCAGGGCGGCCAGATCTTCCGCAAGGGCGGTCTGACCGTGGAGGCGTCGAACTCGCACGCCGACTACTTCCAGCGCAACCTCACCGCCCTTCGCGCCGAGGAGCGCGCCGCACTCGCCGTCTACCGGCCCGGCGCGTTCGGGCTCGTCGGCGGTCTGAACGGCTGACCCAGGTCCGCCACCTCGTGAGGGCGCCGACCCAGTCGGCGCCCTCACGCCCGGTCCCAGACGAGGAGGAACCCCCATGGCCGTCAAGGTCGACCAGAAGCCCACCAAGGCGCGCGCGACGGGCGCCGCGGCGCACACCGCGAGCCCGATCACGACCGAGCTCACCGCCGACAGCACCTCGACGGGCGCTGCGAAGTACATCGCGCCGGGAACCATCCGAGCCGAGCACATCGACGCCGAGGTCGTCGTCACGACGAAGCCCGCAGGACCCGTCACCACCACTGCGCCCTGGGCGCAGAACACCGCAGTCTCCGCCGCCGATGAGAAGGTCGAGACGAAGTGACCGCCCGCAAGCGCACCCCCCGCTCGTCCGCGCCGCTGAAGACTTACCGTCACCCCGACGGCAAGACGCTCTGGCAGTACCGCGAGGGCGAGCAGCCCAAGGACTACGTCGAGGCCGAGGACTCGACGTCAGCCCCTGATCGCGCCGACGCCTAGGAGCCTTCCGTGACGATCGTCGATGACTCACCCGCAGAAGACCTCAAGCCCTTCGCCTCCGCGGAGCTCATGGCGCAACGCACCGACGGCGCGATCGACAAGGGCCGCCCGTACCTCGAAGAGGCGCTCACCGCGGCGTCCGCCGTGATCCGCGACTACTGCGGGTGGGTCATCGGCCCGCTCATCGAAGAGACGCTTTACCTCGAAGGTCCCGACTCCGGAGTCCTCTCCCTCCCCACCCTCAACCTCGTGCAGCTCGTCGCCCTCAGCCAGAACGGCACCGCTGTGTCCCTGGATGACGTCAGGGCGACGCGTGGCGGGATCGTCCGGGCCCGCACGCCCTTCGTTGACCGCTACGGCACCATCGTCGCCACCATCCGGCACGGCCTCGACCCGGTTCCGGCACCGATCGTCGACCTGACGCTGCAGATGGCCGCACGCGCTCTCGGTTCTCCGCTCGGCGTCGTCCGGGAGCAGTCGCTCGTCGCGAACGTCACCTGGTCAACCACCGCCGCCGGAGTCGCCGGAGGCACCGTGATCCTCGAACACGAGCGCGCCGTGCTCGCTCCCTACCGCATTGTCGGCATCGCGTGACCGCATCATTCGCACGCGAGGTCATCACGCGGCTCCGGTACCCAATCCTCGACGACCATGGAACCGCGGTCCCCGACTACGACGCCGTCCCCGCCGAGCTCGACATCCGCCGCTGCTGGCTCGAGCCGGTCGTGTCGCAGGAAGTCAACGACGGTCGCCTCGCCGTGTCCACCGGCTGGAACGTCGCCGCACCGAAGGACGCCGACCTGGTGTCCACCGACCACGTCCGCTACGGCGGCGTCGAGTACGAGGTCGTCGGCGACCCGCAGCGTGTCCCGTCCCCGACGGGCGCGCTCGACGCTGTGCGGCTGACGCTGCAGCGCTGGGAGGGTTGATGGCCGGGCAGATCAAGATCGAGATGAACTCCGCCGGCGTCGTCGAGCTCCTGCAGTCCGAGGACGTGCAGGCCGACCTGCTCCGTCGTGGCGAAGCGATCCAGCAGGCCACTGGCCTACCGGACGGCTTCGACGTCCTCCCCGTCGTCGGCAAGCAGCGCGCCGCCGTGTACGTGACCACCGCGTCGATGGAAGCCCGCCTCGCGGAAGCGAACGACCGCGCGCTCACCCGCGCGCTCGACGCCGGAAGGGGATGACGTGTCCGAGCTGATCCTGTTCCCCGACGTCGAGCAGGAAGCCTGCGACCACCTCACCGCTGCCTTCGCCGCCACCACCGAGTTCCGCGGCGTGACCGCCACCGGCAAGGTCCCCACGAAGCGCCCCAGTCGCTTCGTCCGGATCCGCCGCACCGGCGGCCAGCAGCTCGGCGTGATCGTCGACCAGCCGACCATCGTCGTCGAGGGCTACGCGTCCACCGACACCGGGGCGTCCCGGCTCTGCTCCTACGCCGTCGCGCTCCTCGTGCAGGCCGGCCGCGACCGCCGCCTCGGCGCCGCCGCCGTCGTCTCACCCGGCGTCGTCGTACCGGGCGCACCCCAGAACCTGCCGGACCCGGTCACCGACCAGGCCCGGTACACCGCGACCGTCACGGTCGCTCTACGCGGGTCCCGCGCGTAACCCACCACCCACCAATGAGCCGCCGTCGGGCGGCTGCTTCGTGCTGCCCGGGAAGGGGCCCACCATGAACACCGCATCCAACGTCGTCAACGGCACCCCCGCCGCGACCGGCGGCGTCCTGTACGCCCCGCTGCGCACCCCGCTGCCCGGAACCGCGGTCACCGCGATCCCGTCCGGGTTCAACTCCGGCGGGTACGTGTCCGAGGACGGCATGACGAAGTCCGAGAGCCGCGACGTCAACTCGATCAAGGACTGGAAGGGCCTCACCGTCAAGCGGTCCCAGACCGGCTTCGAGGCGACGTTCCAGTTCGCGTTCCTCGAGTACCTCGGCGAGGCCGGCGCGATCGCCGTGTACGGCGAGAACGCCGTCACCGTCACCCCCGCGACCGCCGACCACGGCAAGCAGATGAAGGTCGCCGTGAAGGGCGACGTAGCCCCGCACCTGTCGTGGATCTTCGACATGGCTGACGGTGACGCGGTCATCCGGATCCTCGTCCCGGACGGGCAGGTCACCGAAACGGGCGACACCCCGTTCGGCAACTCCGACGCCGCGGTCCGCGACGTGACCATCTCCGCCTTCCCCGACGAGGACGGCGTCCTGTTCTACGAGCTCACCGACGACGGCATCAAGGTCGGCGCCACCGTCCCGAGCTCCTGACAGACCAGCGGGTCGGGGAGATCGGGACTCGCCCCGACCCGCTGCCACACCACCCGAGTCCCGACCACGAAGGAGTCCCCACCGTGACGTACGAAGTCCCCGCCTCCAAGGCGTCGATCAAGCAGAACCGCTTCGAGTTCAAGATGCCCGGCGACCGGAAGAACTACTCGGTCCCGAAGCTGCAGTTCCTGAAGCCGGACCTCATCGACGACATCGAGAACAAGCCGAAGACGGACTCCGTCAAGGCGATCCTCGAGCACTACCACCCGGGCCTCTGGTCCAAGTTCGACGACCTCGAGCAGGCGAAGGGCTTCTTCGAGGCGTGGGCCGCGGCGTCGGGTATCTCGCTGGGGGAATCCTCGGCCTCCACCGACTCCTAGCCGAGCACGGGGAGGCGATCCGCTTCGACCTCTTCATGGCCGGACGGTCCCTCGACGACTTGGGGTCGTCCGGCTTCTCCTGGCTCGACCTCCTCGCCTACACCCGGCACGCCCCGCACACGTCGGCGCTCGCCCGCGCGGTGCACGGCGAGGCGGCGGCGTGGGGCGCGACCGAGCACCTCCTCGCGAACGTCATCGACCTCCTCGCGATCGCGAACTGGCAGCGCGGCGGCAAGAAGGCCGGCCCCCGACCTAAGCCGATCCAACGTCCCGGCGCTCGGAAGCGGATCGGCACCACGGTGCTGCCCCTCGACGCGCTCGACAAGCTCCTGGGCTACTCGCCCCGCACCTGATCGGAGGCGACGATGCCCGTCGAGCTCGCAACCGCGTACGTGTCCCTCGTCCCATCGCTGAAGGGTGCGCAGGGCGCGATCGCGTCGGAGCTCGGCGGCCTTGGCGGTGCAGGCGGTGCCGGCGGTGCGGCACTCGGCGGCGGAATCGTCGGCGGCCTGAAGGGCGCCCTCGGTCCCGTCGCCGGCGTCATGGCCGGCGTGTTCGCCGCCGGGTCGATCGTGTCCTGGGGCAAGGAGCAGATCGACTCCCTGAAGCGCATCGAGACCCTCAACGCGCAGTCCGCGTCGGCCATCAAGGCGACCGGCAGCGCCGCGGGCGTCACGTCGCAGCACATCCAGGACCTCACGGGCGCGCTCGAGAACTCGACTGCCACCGAGGCGGAGTCGATCCAGGAGGGCGCGAACCTCCTCCTCACGTTCAAGAACATCAAGAACGAGGCCGGCGACGGGAACGACGTCTTCGACCAGACGACCCGGATCATGACCGACATGGCGCGGGCCATGGGCACCGACGTCAAGGGCGGCGCGATCCAGCTCGGCAAGGCGCTCAACGACCCGGTGAAGGGCATCTCCGCCCTGTCCCGAGTCGGCGTGACCTTCACCGACGACCAGAAGAAGATGATCCAGTCGATGGTCGACGCGGGCGACACGATGGGCGCCCAGAAGGTCATCCTCAACGAGCTGAACTCCGAGTTCGGCGGCGCGGCCGCAGCGTACGCGGCGACGTACGCCGGCAAGGTCGACCTCCTCGGCCACGCGTGGGGCACCTTCGGTGAGACCCTGTTCCAGAACGTCACCCCCGCCCTCGGGTGGGTCGCGTCCGGGCTGACAGGGCTGCTGAACAACGTCCTCACCCCGATGGCCGGGCAGGTGTCCGCAGCGCTCACCGGCGCGGCGTCCGCGTTCGGCGGCTTCGTGAAAGGCATCGGCGACGCGATCAGCTACGTCGTCGGCTACGTGACCGGCGCCGGCTCCACCATCGACATGGGCTGGCTCGAAGGGCCGCTGCAGACCGTCGGCGACGTTGCGATCTCGGCCATGGCTGTGCTCGCCCCGATCGCCTCGCAGCTCTGGTCAGCCATTGCTCCGCTGGCTGGACAGTTCCTCAGTCTGTGGACGCAGATCTCGCCGCTGTCGATCATCTTGCAGGCCCTCACTCCAATCCTGCCAACGCTGACTGGACTGCTCACCCAGCTCGCGGGGACGGTCAGCGGCGTTCTGCAAACTACGCTCGTCGCCCTCGCGCCAATCCTGGTCCAGCTCGCGGAAATGCTGGGCGGAGTTTTGGCGCAAGCCGCGACAATACTCGTACCCATTTTCGGTCAAATCGCCAGCGTTTTGGGAAGTACGTTTATCTCCCTGCTCGGGAATTTGCTCCCAATTGTCAGTCAGCTGGCAAGCACATTGGGAGGAGCGCTTGCCAATTCGTTGACACTCCTCGGCCCGATTTTTTCCGCGCTCGGACCAATTCTCGGGCAGATTGTCAGCGCTTTGGGAAGTGCGCTCCAGTCCGTCATTTCGGCGCTGATGCCTATCCTGCCCGTCCTGGTTGAATTGTTCACTTCAGTGCTTTCAGCGGTGCTCCCCCTGGTGCCAATCGTGTTGTCACTGGTCACCGCCCTGGTCCCGCTACTGACGCCTTTGTTGGACCTGGTAGGAACCCTGCTACCGCCCCTGATCGGCCTTTTCGCAGCAATCCTAACGCCGATCCTGCAGCTCGTCGGAGTGCTGGTAAGCGCGCTCGTTCCGATTCTGCAAATTGTCGTCGGTATTCTTGCTGCCGTTGTTGGCGGAATTGCCACCGCGCTCACGTGGTTTGTCAACCTGATCACCGGATCGGGGAATGCGCGGGATCAAATCGCTGCAATCTGGGGGGCCATTTCCGGATTCTTTTCCGGCCTGTGGGGACAAATCTCCGGATTCTTCTCCGATGGCATTGCAAAGGTGGTCGGTTTTGTCGGTGACCTGAACGGGAAGATCCTCGGTGCGCTGAAGGGCGCCGGGACCTGGCTGCTCGACGTCGGCAAGAACATCGTGCAGGGCCTCATCGACGGGGTCTCCGGCATGGTCAAGAAGGCCGTCGACGCGGTGAAGAACGTCGGCGGGAAGATGCTCGACGGGGTCAAGGACTTCCTCGGCATCCACTCCCCATCAAGGCGGTTCCGCGACGAAGTCGGCGCGCAGACGATCAACGGCGCGATCGAGGGCGTCGAGTCCCGAGCGGGCGCGCTGAACTCGCTCTGGTCCGACGTCCTCGCCGTCCCCGCACCGGGGTCGTTCGTGCCGTCGCTGCCGTCCACCCGGGCGGTGTCTGGGGTGCCGTTCGCTGCAGCCGCGGCGGCTGGCGCGGGTTCTGACCGTCCCGCCGTCGAGCAGCACATCCACCCCGCTCCGGGGATGTCCGAGGAGACCATCGGCCGCGTGTCCGCCGACTCCCTCAACTACCTCCTGAAGCAGGTGTGACGTGTTCCAGATCGACGTGGCCGGCTTCACCATCTGGGGTGAGCGTCCCCGCCGGATCCCCGCCCCCGTGTTCCTCGAACGGGGCGGGTTCACCGGCTGGGACGACACCCCGGACCTGAGGCGGGAGTCCAACGACCGGGTGAACGCGCACGGAGTGTTCGACGCGGCCGGGTACTACACCGCCCGCACCGCGTCGTTCTCCGGGCAGGTCGTCACCGACAGCGCCCGCGAGACCGCCGCGATCGGCCGACGCATGCGTGGGCTCCTCGCCGACGGCGGCTCCGGCAGGGTGACGGTGCAGCGGGACGACATCACCGAGTGGGCCATCGGTCGGCTCGCGTCCTCGACGAAGTTCACCATCGACGGCGCCGACCCGACCGTCGCCGCCTGGCAGATGCAGTTCTGGTTCCCCGACCCGCGCAAGTACGGGTCGATCCAGTCCTTCGGGCCGGGTACAAGCGTCACCGCGCAGCACTACGGCAACACGTTCGCTTTCCCCCGGCTGACCGTGTCCGGCTCGGACCCAGCCGGGTACACGGTCACCGGGACGAACGGCCGGACGTGGCGGGTGACGCTGCCGCTGGTGACGCAGTTCCCGCACACGATCGACATGGCGACGGGGCTCCTCACCGCGAATGGATCTATCCGCACCGGCGTCACACCGCGCGCGGACATCTGGCGGGCCGCGCCAGGGCGCCCCGTCACCCAGTCCGTCGTCGGAGCGTCCGGCGGCTCCGTGTCCCTGCAGGTCGCCGTCACCGACACCTACGTCTGATCGGAGCGCTCATGTGGACGTTCTGGCTCTGCGAGACCCGCACCGGCCGCCGCCTGCAGCAGGTCGAACCGACCGGCGGGTCCTGGTCAACCGTCATCAGCGGCATCGGCTCCGGCTCGCACCAGTTCCGCATCGCCGATAGCCCGCTGCCGAAGGCGCTGTGGAAGCAGATCACCTACCCATGGGCGTGCACCATCGTTCAGTGCTGGAACGACGTGCCCCTGTACGCCGGCATCATCCTCGACCGGTCCCTCGACCGCTCGAGCGGCATCCTCACCGTCGGCAGCAAGGAGTTCCGGCAGATCCTGAACCGCCGGTACCCGTTCCGCATCGGAGGCGAGTACAACACCGGCACGCTCAGCATCGTCGACCGGACGACACGGGGCATGATCGCCGACATCGTCCGCGTCGGCGTGTTCAAGAACGACGACGCCGGCGGCTGGAACCTCCCCGTCTCGATCGCCGCATCCGAGGTCGGCTCCGGGAAGCTGACCATCTGGAACTACGACTTCGTGACCATCGAGAACGCCCTCGCCGAGCGTGAGGGCGTCGAGGACGGACCCGACGTCGTATTCGCGCCGCGGTGGATCGGGGAACGCCTCGACTGGCAGCTGCAGATCGGCACCCCACGCCTGTCTGGCGGCACGTACGAGTTCCCGATGAACGTCGCCCGGCCGTCTCTCACCGACGTCGTCTCGAAGGACGACGGCTCCCGCATGCTGACCGGCGAGTTCGCGATCGGGAAGGGCTCCGAAGCGGACATGCGGCACGGTGAGGGCGGCGGCCAGCCCGGCCCCGACATCCCGTTCCTCGACTTCTCCGCCTCGTTCAAGGAGATCGACGACGTCGCGGTCCTCGCCTCGCACGCGAACGCCGACGTAAAGGCGCACCGATCCGCGACCACGCAGTGGGAGATGTCCGCGCTCCTCTCCGACCGATTCGCTAGCACCAGCGCCCCGACCCTCGGGTCGACGTTTCGCATGAAGTTCTACGACGACATGTGGGAGGACGACGGCGACGTGGACCAGTACCTGATCGGCATGTCCGGCGACGTCAGCAGCAAGGTCAAGCTCGACGTCCAACCCCTCGGGAGCATCTGATGGCCGTACGCAACATCGACAACAACGAGCTCAAGGACCTGAAGGACCGCGTCCGCCGCCTCGAGTCCGCGTCCCCGTCGGGGTTCACGTCGATCACCCGCGGCGCGCTCCGCGTCGCATCCGCCGAGGGGCTGATCGTCGAGGGCTCCGAGCGCGTCTCCGGCACGCTCCGCGTCACCGGCACGGAGATCGTCGACGGCACGCTGAGAATCACCGGCACCCTCACCGTGCAGGGACCGACGACGCTTGGCGGCAGGACCACCATCAGCGGCGACACCACCGTCACTGGCCGGTTCGACGTCGACGGCCCGGTCAGCATCGACGGGGATCTGACCATCAACGGCATGACGAAGGTCAACGGCGACACCACCGTCGCCGGGCCGTTCCACGTCGACGGCGACACCGACTTCGACGGCCGCCTCACCATCCGCGGCGACACCAGCCTCTCCGGCGACCTCGACGTCACCGACGCCGGGCACATCCAAGTCGGCGACATGCGGATCGGCAAGGACGGCGGCCGAGGGAAGGTCGACTTCGGCACCGGCGAACTCGCCTCCAACGGCACGAAGATCGCCATCCAGTCCGGCCCCGCCATCGCGGGAGTAGGCGGCGGCGTCGCAGACCTCACCTACGGCGGCAACGGCTTCCGAGTCGAGGCTGGTGGTGCGATCCGGATCGGGGACCTCCCGACCACGGACGCCGCACCGAACCTGTACCTCGACAACAACAACCGGCTCTGGCGGACCTCCGGGTCGACGCCCGGCACGAGCGTCTAGGAGCGCACATGGCGATCGTCACCGGCACCCTCACCGACTTCGGCCTGCAGGCACTCACGTCGCTGAGTCCACGGATCATCTTCACGGCATCCGAGCCCGCGACGCTCTCCGGCCGCCTGTTCGCGACCGTACCGATCGTCGTGACCCCGTCCGCAACGGGCACGTTCAGCGTGGACCTGCAGCCGACGGACTTCGTGACCCCGGGCGTCTTCTACCGCGTCCGCGTGGAGTGGCTCGATGCCGCGGGTGGGTACGTCGGCGTGGACCTCCTCGACTGGCCGCTGTACGTCCCGGCGGGCGGCGGCGCCATCGGCGACCTCGTCCAGGTAGACGCTAACCCGGCGCTCGCATGGGTGGGCGTCGACCCGCCCCCACAGCTGCCCGTCAGGACGGTCTGGTGGCTGCAGGTCAACCCAGACGACCCGGACGACCCGAGGGCCACCGGGATTCTCTACGAGTGGGGCTAGGAGGCAGCGATGCCGAACGGTCAACTGACAGCCTCGCAGCTCGTGCTGATCCCTAGGGGTCCGCACGTCACGACGAACGGCGACCAGTATCTCTCCCGGGATGCGCTGCCGTACTTCCTCGCCGCGGCCGCCGAGTTCCACCAGCGGACCGGCATGAAGGTCCACGTCGCCGAGGCGTACCGGACGCTCGAGACGCAGATCGCGTACTTCCTCGACCGGTACTTCGTCGGCTCGACCGGCATTCTCTGGCGCGGACAGCGGTGGCTGAAGAAGGCCGGCAAGGCAACCGCCGCGGTCCCCGGTACGTCGATCCACGGCAACGGTGACGCCGTCGACGTCTGGTCGGGCATCGACGTCTCCTTCACCGCGACCAACCACCGCGCCTGGGTCGAGGTCGCAGCGAAGTACGGGTGGCGGAACACCGGCACCAGCTTCGGCGAGCCATGGCACCAGGAGTGGTCCCGCGCTTGGGTCACCCAGGCCGTCGCCCCCATCGGCGGCGCCCAGCAGAACACCGAGACGCCCGCCGCCCCGGTCCCACGCAACGTGAACATGGAGGACGACATGCCCCGACTCGTACGGGTCAACGAACCCGGCAACACCCTGAACGGCCTCGTGGCGTTCCTGTTCCCCGACCGCGTCATCCGCACCGGCGACAACAAGGTGCCAGGCCTGAAGGGGTCCGACCAGATCTACCGGCTCGGTCGCGCGTGGGGTCTCGTCCCCGCGAACGCGAAGTGGGAGGACCACGCCGAGCAGGTCAGCGTCGTCGAGTTCCTCGAGGCGGAGAACGAAATCAACCGCGCTCGAGGCGTCGCACGCGGCGAGTACGCGAAGGACATCGCCGCCGCTGTGTGGGGCACGCTCATCGACGTCCCGAGCCTGAACGGCCGCCAGACCGCCGCAGCCCGCGTCGGTGGCATCGACCTGCTCAAGCAGGACACCGCCCGATTCTCGGGCCAGGCCGCGAAGGACATCGCCGCGCTGCTCGCGCACCAGGGCCCGACCGGCCCGATCGACACGAGCAAGCTCGCCGACGCGATTGCCGACGCGCTCAACACGAAGATCGCGACCGCGGTCGTCGACATCCTCGCAGCCCGCCTGCGCGACTGAACGGACCCGTCATGACCACCACCTTCGCCCGCTACGCCGCGACGCTCCTGCCGCTCGGCGTCCTCGTCCTCGGCGTCTTCGACGCCGCACAGCGCGCCGGCACCTCGCTCGTCGGCTGGCAGACGATCACCCAGCTCGTGATCCTCCTCGCCACCACCGGCGCCGCGTACTGGCTGCCGCTTGTTCCCGGGAAGTGGGCGGGCGCGCTGAAGACCGGTGCGGCCGTCGTCGGTGCCATCGCCTCGGCGCTCGTCGCGACGGTCCCCGACGGGCACTTCACGACCGCGTCGCTGATCCTGTTCCTCACCGCCGCGCTCAAGGCCGTGGCTGTGCAGGTTGGCGTCACCGTCCGCACCGACGCGACGAAGACGATCGACGCGAGGGCCGCCGAAGACGTGCCGGTGGTCACCGTCGTCGAGCCGTCGGCGAGCGTGGACCCGAGCGACGTCGTCGTGTCCGGTGTCGCGACTTCGGGCCGCTGATGGTCGCCACGGACCCGAAGCTCAACCAGCGGCGCCTCTGGTGGGAACGGCTGCTCTGGATCGTCGACATGACCGCCTACGGCGTGATCGGCGTCTCCGGGGCGCTCGCCCTCGTCCACGTGTCCGACTACGTCCTCAACACGCTCCTCGGACAGCGGTGGATCATCACCCTGTTCGCGTCCCTCATGCTCGCCGCGCTCCTCGGCCTCACGGGCCGCGCGTCACGCGTCTGGGCAGTTGAGTACGTCGGGAACGTCGCCGCCGGATGGGGAGCAGCGGTGTACGCGATCGTCCTCTCCTCCGGCGCCTTCGGCGGCACCGCGTCGTTCGCCGCGTTCGGCATGGCCGTCGTCGCGACGCTCGCCATGGTCCGCCGGTACGCGGAGCTTCGCATCTTCACCTCGGAACCGGGGATCCGCTCAGGGGGGTGGCTGCGTGACGTCATCGAGCGCAGAACCAAGAACGTCGTCGCGCGGAAGCACTACTGAGGGGGAACCGCATGGACTGGGACCTCGTCCCCATCACCGCGGCGGTCGGCGGCGGCGCCGGGATCCTCGCCCTTGCGCAGGCGTTCGTCACCGTGTCACGGCTCGTCCGGCAGGGCGTCTCGGTGCGTGAGGGGAAGCGCCGCGTCGATATCGTGCAGCAGCGCGATGAGGCGCTCGAGCAGGCACGTCGCGAGCGGGAGCGCGCAGACGCTGAGCAGGCGCGCGCGGACTGGGCGGACGCGAACCGGCAGATCGCGGTTGCGAACGAGCAGCGAGCCCGCGAGCACGCCGCCGAGCTCCGCGTGCAGCTCGTCGAACGCGCCGGCCTCGGCCGCGATGAGCTGCCGACGTGGCCGGACATGGACCGCACCATCCCTCGAGCGGAGTTCGACCGTCTCCGCCGTAGCAACCCGCCTGCGGCGGACTGACAGCCCCACGGGGCGGAGTGGAGCACACGCATGGCGTGGAAGAAGAAGGCCGACATCCGGGGACCGCGCGGCTTCTCGGTCGCAGCCAGCTACATCCGAGACGGGCACCTGCTGACGTCGACGGAGGACGGTCGCACCCTTGATGCTGGCGTGGTGGTCGGGCCGCAGGGACCACCCGGTGTCAACGGAATCGCGAACGACGACGCGATGGCGACGCTCGTCAACTCGGAGACCTCCGCAACTCGCGCGGCGCTGAAGACCGCGGTCGCCGCTCCGGTGAGCCTGGGGATCGCTGAGCAGCGGGCGCGACTCGCAACGCGGGCCGCCGCCGATATCGCGATCTCCTCTGGCCGCTCTCGCGTCGCGACCGAGGACGCGGACCAGTTCACCGAGTCGTGGGCTGACCTGTCGGCCTGGGCTGGGGCCGGCGTGCAGGTCTCCGGCGGTTCCGCGTTCGGTGGGGCCGCATCGCAGTCGGCTGGGATCGCGCACTCCCTGCGCATCGATCCCTCGACCATCGGACGCATCACCTTCCGCGTGAACTACGTGGTGGGGGCCTCGACCGGGCAGGGTGTCCTCGTCGGCCTCTCCAAGGGGGCTGCTGGCGCTGCACCTGCTGCTGGTGGCGCCGGCGCACGTGGCCTGTACTTCCGGTCCGACGGACAGGCAACCGCGACGAGCATCGTCCGTGTGCTCGACAACGGCGCGCAGACCACAGACCTCACCGGCACAGGCAGCGCCACCTGGTGGGTGACGGTGACAGTCGACGAGACCTACATCACGATCACCGCCTACAGCCCGACCACCAACACCGAGGTGCACTACCGGTGGGCTCGCGATGACGCGTCGTTCCCGATCAACAACCTGACGATCATGATAAACGACAGCCGCGGCACAAGCGGATCCTCCGTCAGCACGGTGGGATCCCGTCGCGGCGGGATCGTCACCACACGCCCCAAGGCTGCCGCCCGATCGGCTCACTGGGGAACCGCGGCCGGCGACGGCTTCCGCATCGCGCTGCCAGCCAACTACGACTCACGCCAGCCCTGCCCAGCAGTCGTCCTGTTCCACGGAAACGGATCGGACGAGAACCACTGGATGAGCAACGCGAACGGCAAGGCCGTGGACTCCGCGCTCCTCGACGCGGGCTTCATGACGATCGCAGCCGCGAACACGGGAGCGGTCTCGACGTGGGGCGCCGACGCTGGTCTCGCCGCGTACACGGCGGCGTACCAGTACGCCCGCGACCACTACAACGTCGGTGGCCTGTGCTTCTACGCGAACTCGATGGGCAGCATCGAGTCCCTGAACGTTCTCGCGCGGGACGCCATCCCCGGGGTGTCAGCCTGGGCTGGAACGGCACCGACCTACGACCTCGCCGAGAACCATGCCAACCCGCTGTTCACGAGCACGATCGACACCGCCTACGGCGGCGATTTCGCGACGAACGCTGTCGGTCACGACCCCGCGAAGATGAGTCCGCGCCTCTTCCGCGGCATCCCCATGTGGATGCTGATCCCGTCCGACGACGTGGCGGTCACGCCGGCTGCTAACGGGTACGCGCTGTTCGGGGCGGTCTCGCCCTTCGTGCCGACGACCAGGGTCGATGTGACCGGCGGGCACTCGACGACTCAGATCGCTGCGCGCGCTGCCGAGGTGGCGACCTTCTTCAAGGGCGTGCTCGGCCTGAGCTGATTCACCAGGCCTGCTGATCCACGGCGCTGTCGATGCACCGCTCGGAGCAGAACCGACCTTCGATGACGCGTGGTCCCTTGTGGCACACATCGCAGGACGCGGCTCGTACCGCTAGCCAACGGGCGAATCGTGCGATCGGGGTTTCCACGCCGGTGACCGTACGCGACAATCAATCACAATGAAAGCCCCCTCAGGCTCCCAACAGAGTCTGAGGGGGCTTTTCGTCGTTCCGCGGACGAACGGCGTCAGATCAAGCCAGCGTCGCGTGCAGCTTCGGCGATCGCCTAACGCACGCTACTGGCGCCGCACTGCGTCGCGCCAGACCCAGGCGCAGTCGGCACCCTGCCCGTGACCCCACTCGACGAGCACGGCACGGTCGGTGTACGCGATGACTCGACCCTCGAGCTCGAGCAGCCGGTTGGGGAACTGCACCCACGCGAGCACCGGGTCAGGAGCGGGGAGGTCGACCTCGGGACCGCCGCGCGCTGCCTCGGGGAGGGAGTATGCGTCGTCGAGCCGCCACCGGTCGCGGCGTCGGACGCCCATCAGCGGCGCGGTTTGAGCGCGCGGATGGTGACGGTGTGCCGCGGCACCCAGGCGCGCTGCAGTCGTCCCTGCCAGGCGATCTCGACGAACACGGCGACGTCGGACCGGGCTACGGCAAACGCCTTCACCTCGGGGAGCACGCCGATCTGCTCGAACCGGAGGTCGTGCACGGTGACGGGCTGCGGCGGGTCGACGGGCTCGACGCTGCCGATGCGGTCGAGGGGCATCGACTCGGCGGCGTAGATCGGGACGTCCTGGTGCTCGGGCGGCGCCCATCGGTGTTCGGCCATGCGGCCATCGTGACCATGCCCGCCGACATCAGCGGCTGCGGACGGCGCCCATCGGGTCGACGGTGATGATGCGCGTCTCGGTCTTCCGGTTCACGACTCGGATGATGACGACGATGAGCCAGAGGCCGCCGGTGACGATCGTCAGGAGCAGGTTCCAGAACCAGCCGATGCGCTTCTTGCGCTGCAGGATTGCCTGGTTCCCCGTGACGCTCGTGACGGTCCACCCGTTCGACGAGGCACGGGCGATCTCGGTCTGCAGGGCCTGCTGCTGAGCAGGGGTCACATCGGTCATGCCGAACATCCTGCACGACCGCACAGCACCACGCACACCCCCGAACGTGTCGCACGAGATCCGCATCCTCAACCCATGGACGACCTCGGCCGCCGCGTCCTCACCCTGGACGACGAGCACCCCACCCACACCCGCACCAAGGAAGCGATCATCCGGAAGCAGCTCGGCATTTCACCGGCCCGCTACTACCAGATCCGCAACCGCCTCCTCACCGACCCCGAAGCGCTTGCCGAGTTCCCGCTGCTGCCGCGGCGCGTGGAGGCCGAACAGGCGCGCGACCTCCGTGCCCTGCTTGGACGCGATGACGGCCGGGCTCCCTCGGGTGGAGTCCGGCCGTCGAGGTAGGTGTCAGGCGGCGATCGTGTCTAGCGTGTCCGGTGGCGGCTGCCCGCCGATCGCGACGACGGGACGCGGCTGCCGCTTCCGGAAGGTCGTCGCCTTGCTGACGCTGCGGAGCGCCTCGCCGGAGACGTGCGTGTAGATCTCGGTCGTCTTCGACGAGGCGTGACCCATCCACTCCTGCACCGCGCGCAGGTCCTTTGTCTCGTCGTACGCAGCCGTGCCGGCGGCATGCCGGAGAGCATGGGTGTTGATGCCGACGCGGTCCTTGACCACGCGGTAGGTCGTCGTGATGTGCTGGTGCCCGCCGAACCGGCCCGGGAAGTAGTACCCCTCGCTCCCGAGGTCGCGCTCAAGCTCGTTGAGCGCTGCGATGAGGTCCGGGTCGTCGAGCGGTACGACGCGCTCCTTGTCGCCCTTGCCACGGACGACGAGCTTCGAGAACTGCCGGTCCTGGATGCGCAACCCAGTGATCTCGTTGAGCCGAAGGCCGCAGGAGCGCCCGAGCAGGATGATGGCGGTCGACCGAGCGTCAGCACCGTCGAGGCCGGTCGAGACGTCCTCGTCAAGGGCGACCCGAGGGATGCGCTTCGGAATGCTGATCGGCTTGAGCGGGTACGCCGGGTCGTGCGAGACGAGGCCCCGCTGGTGCGCCCACGCGTAGTAGGCACGGAACGACGAGCGGAACGACTTGCGGTACTCGGCGGAGAGCGTGCGCCGGTCGGCTAGGAACTGCTCGAGGTCGTCGACGGTGACGGTGGTGAGGTCGGGGTGCGTCCGCTTTAGGACGTCGAGGTGGTACAGCCGAAGCTCGACCGTGCGCTGCGCGAGGCCGGTGGCGTCGAGGTGGTTGCGGAACTCCTTGAGCTTCATCGGGACTGGTCCTTCGAGTCAAGCCGCGCTATGCGACGGCTGTCGTGTGGTGAGCACGAGGCAGGGGGGACCGTGAGCGTACAGAGAAGAGCGTGAGGGCCGATCATGTTCACCCGCGTACGGTCGAACGTCCCGTGCGTCAACCGACCGCGGGGAACGCGATGATCGTCGCGTCACCGTCGGCATCCTCGGAGGGGGCGCGAACGGGCAGGGGAGTGACCGGCGCCAGCGTTGACGCGGCAGTCTCATCACCGGCAGGTTGTTGGTTCGAGTCCAACTCGGGGAGCGACAGGCCCTCACCCTTCGGGGTGGGGGCCTTTTCGTCGTTCGGGGCCGGCGACGTCGGCTCGCCGTAGAGCACGGCGATCGACACGCCGAGGGCTGCCGCGATGTCCGCGAGCTCGCGCCCCTTCCATGCGACGCTGCCGCGCAGCCGCTTGCTGATGTCCGTCTGGCCCAGCCCGAGCATCGTTCCGAGCTGCGTCTGGGTGGCGCGACCGATCAGCAGCGTCTTGATGCGCTGTCCGACCTGCGCGTCCCAGGACTCGGGTTCGTACGCGGGTAGCTGGCTCACTCGTGCGTTCACGTGTGTCAAAGTACGCCAAACATGCGCGCCTGGCAACGTCTGTCCCAGATTGCGTGCATATGCCGCCACGGCCTGTTACAGTCCCACCATGCCGACACGGAATACAGATGCCGCCGAGGAATACCTCGACACCGGCGAAGTGCTTGCCCGGGTCAGGATCTCACGCCGAACGCTTGACCGATACGTCAAGTCCGGCAAGCTCCGCGCCCACACCCTCCCGAGCGGACACCGTCGCTACGCGGTGACCGACGTCGAGGCGCTGCTCACACCCGGACCCTCCCACTCTGCGGAGGACGCCTCATGAACCCCGACGTCTACAGCCTCGAGTACTACCGCGCGAAGTGGCGAGCCGAAGACCGACAGCGCGAGCAGCGCCGTCAGCAGTCCCGCGCCGCCCAGCCCCGCCGCCGCGACAACGTCAAGGGCCACCGCCGATGAGCGCCGCGGCCTGGTTCCTCGCAGCGCTCGCAGCAGCGCTTCTTGCGCTCCTCTTCGGCGTTCCGTTCAACAGCGGCGCCGGCCTCGTGATCGTCCTCCTCTGGCTGGTCGGGTCTCTTCGACTCGCCACCTCGAGCACCGGAAGGCCTCAACGATGAGCATCGCCTACGCCGCACCCCGCTCCGCAGACTTCGACTGGGTCGCCGTCGACCTCCTCATGGGAGGCAGCGGGGCCGTCAACCCCAAGTTGATCCGCACGCCCGACCGCATCGAGGCAGTCCGACGCCTGCACAGCCAGGGCCTGCCAGACAACCAGATCGCCGAGCGCACCGGCATGAGCCGTCGCCAGGTGCTCCGCATCCGTCACGGCCGCCTTCACCTCCCCGCGATCGTCACCGGCGGTCGCAACGCGAAGGCCGTCCTGTGAACGACGACGCGCTCACGCTCGAGCAGACCGCCGCCCTCTGGGCGCTCGACTTCGACGTCTGCTGCCTCAACGTCTACGGGACCACCGAACCCTGCAACGCCATCGCCGGGTACGAGATCATCTGCGCGCACTGCGACTACACGCGCCCGCTCTGCCAGCCCCACGCCGCCGGCATCGTCAAGCTCATCAACCACCCCAACGGCGACGACATCATGCCGGTCTGGAAGTGCGACCGCTGCCAGCGCCGCTCGTTCACCTTCGGCAAGGTCTTCCACCTGCACCTCAGCGGGGGAGGCCACCGTGGCTGAGCTCGACAACGTCGCAGTCGGCGTCCGACACGAACCCTGGTCGGGACACGGCGTCCGCCTGCAGGTGCACGGAGCATCCGTGCAACTTGAACCGGCAGACGCCGCAGACCTCGCACGTCGACTCACCGACGCCGCGTCCGAAGCGGTTCACGCCGACCGGGCGGCCCGCCGTGGGTAAGCAGACCATCGGGCAGCGCTCGCACGCCGCCGTCGATCAGTGGCGCGACACGGTCTACAACCGCGACGTCGTGAGCTGCGTCGTCGCCGGAACGTCCCCCGCAGAGCAGTGGTCCTGCCACGGGCCCCGCACGCTGCAGCACCGCGTCGGACGCGGCATGGGCGGCTCGGCTCTCTTCGATACCCCGGCGTACCTGCTGACGATGTGCCTGCACCACAACACGATCGCCGAGACCGACGCGACCTTCGCGAGCATCTGCCGCACCAACGGCTGGACACTCCCGCGGCACCGCATCGACGTCGACCCCATCCTCGTCCCCGTCCGCTACTTCGACGGCTGGCACGAACTCGACAACAGCGGCTTCCGCACCCCCGTGTGGGGACCGCATGCAGTCGAGCGGATCGCCGCGTTCTGGCGTCAACCCCAGGTTGATGCAGAAACGGCACTCAGCGGAGACCCCGCATGAGCCGCCGCAAGCGCTACCGCGAGACCACTGAGTACCTCGCCGCAGCGCGCCGCTTCATCCGCGCCGCCGGCCGTCGCGTCGCGGACGCCGACGAGCACGAGCTCGAAGGACTCCTCGGCCTCGCCGACATCGTCGCCGAAGCCATCCAGCACGCAGTCGACGGGCAACGGGCCATGGGCAAGTCCTGGTCCGACATCGCCCGAGCGACCGGCAAGACGCCGCAGGCCGCGCACAAGCGCTGGTCTCGCGACCTCGCCACTACGACACCCAAGGACGCCTGATGCCGTACTTCCCGGTCGACGACCAAGCACCCTTCCACCCCAAGTTCATCGCCGCAGGCAACGCCGCTATCGGCCTCTGGACCCGCGCCGGCGCGCTCTGCAAGGCGCATGCCTCCGGCGGCTGGCTGTCCCACGACGCCGCACGGACGATCGGCACCGCTGCTGAGATCAAGAAGCTGCTCAAGGTGAACCTGTGGGAACACATGACGCGTGACGATGAGCCGGGCTACGTCTTCCACGATTGGACCGACTCCAAGGGCAACGGCACCGCGGAGGAGGAGACCGAGCGCCGAGAGTCCGAGAAGGAGCGGAATCGGATCCGTCAGGCCGAGTACCGGGCACGCAAGAAGGCGGAGCGCGAGGCTGAGATCGAGGCCGAGCTTGAAGCGAGGCGTAACGGTGTGACTAACGGCGTTAGTAACGCCCGACGTAACGCCCCTGTCACGACTACCCCCAGTCCCAGTCCCAATCCCACTGACGGACTGGACATGACTCGACAACCTGGAATCCGTCCAGAAACGACCGCGAGGCTCTGGACGGATCAGCAGGAGATCTCCGAGTTCGTTCGAGCCAGGGCGAAGCGTGCTGGGGTCGTGGACCTCGGTCGTCTCGGCTCGATGCTCGCCACGACCGTCGAGCAGCTCGGCCCGCTCTCGGCCCACGCCGCAGTTGTCCTCATCGAGAGCCTGCTGCACCGGGCCCGTGGCGAAGTCCGGTCCGTGGACGGCTACATCATCACCTGCATCCGGCAGTCGCCGGACGGCGTTCGGGACCTCTACGAGACCGAAGACCTCGCCGCCATCAGCGCCCCGCAGGTCGGTGCCTGATGGCCCCCATCGCCGACACCACCGGCTACCCGCCGCGGCCGTCCGACGACTGCATGCGCATCCTCTTCGGCCGCACCGGCGACCCGCATGCGCAAGCCGAGTTCGACGAGGCGTACCGCGCCGAGATCATCGCCGCCGGCTTCGACCCCGACTTCCACCACCACCGTCCCGCACCCCGCATCGACGAAGCCGTCCGAGGGCAGGGCAAGGACTACGCACTCCCGAGAGGCGACCGTGACTGATCAGCGCAAGCCCTACTACGAAGACGAACACGTGACGCTCTACCACGGCGACTGCCTTGAGCTGACCGAGTGGACCTCCGCTGACGTTCTCGTGAGCGACCCCCCGTACGGCACCCAGTTCAGCGCCGAGAACCCGAACGGAGGCTACGGCCGCCGACAGAACGCCGGCGTTGGTCCTGAGGGATTCACGATCGCCAACGATGGCTCCACCGAAACTCGCGACGCAGCGCTGGCCCTGTGGGGGAGCAAGCCTGCACTGGTCTTCGGTTCACCTCGGCTGCCCGACCCGCCGGGGAACTGGGCGGACCGCCTCGTGTGGGACAAGAAGCGACCCGGCATGAACGGCGGACCGTGGCGGTACAGGCACGAGTCGATCTACGTCACTGCCGGTTTCGTGCGCACCTCCAACGCCTCGGTCTCGATCCTCACGGCGTTTCCCGACCAGAGCGAGCACATGCACGCCAAGCCCCTCGGGCTCATGACCGCGTTGGTGGAAACAGCTCCTCCGGGAATCATCGCCGACCCGTTCGCCGGCAGTGGCACCACCCTCGTGGCGGCCGCCCACCTCGGCAGGCACGCCATCGGCGTCGAAATCGACGAGCGGTACTGCGAACTCCTCGCAAAGCGTCTCGGTCAGCAGACCTTCGACCTCGACTGGGGCGACGCGTCGTGAACGCCCACACCAACCGATCGGCGCTCGCCGCATGAGCGCTCCGACTTCCAGGAAGGCAACCATGACCGACACCGCTGTCCGCATCTGCCCGCCAGACCACAAACACGGTCAGAGCAACACATGCCGCTCGAACCACCACTGCCAGTGCGAGGAGTGCCGAGCGGCACACCGCGAGTACGCCCGGAAGGTGCGCCGCGAGAAGGCGTACGGCCGCTACGAGTCGTCGCTGATCTCGGCTCGCGGTGCACATCGACGCATCCAGGCGCTCGCACGGCAGGGCTGGTCTCAGAAACGGCTTGGCGACCGCCTCGGCTGGGCGCAGCAGCGCGTGAACCAGGTTCTCGCAGGACGGCTGATCACGAAGGCTGTGCACGCGCGGATCGATGAGCTGTTCCGCGAGCTGTGGGACAAAACGCCGGAGGCGGTCTCGAAGTGGGACCTGGCGTCGATCTCCCGCACCCGGGCGAAGGCCGCCGCGGCTGGGTGGCCTCGCCCGCTCGACTGGGACGACATCGACAACGACGAAGCGCCGGCGCACGTCTCCCGGTCGAACGACGACGTGGATCACACCGCCGTGGAACTCGCCGTCGGCGGCACCGTCGTCCGCCTCACCCCCGCCGAGCGCCGCGCCGCGGTCCGCATCCTCCACGGCCACGGCCTCACCGACCCGGACATCGCAACCCGCCTCGCCTGCTCCGACCGCACCGTCCTCCGCATCCGTCACGGCGAGCTCCACCTGCCCGCCAACACCGAAACGAGCGCAGCATGACCCTCACGACCGAGGGGGACCGCCCGCCCGTCACGCCAGACCGGTCCTATGGGCCCACCGAGATCCGCGTCCCGATCCACTCCCACACCTGGTGGCGACTCGCCGGCGTGGCAGAAGACGCCGGCATCACCGTCGGCGACCTCCTCACCGAGATCACGCTCGACGGCCGCGCGCTCGCCGCAGCTGAACGCCGCGCTGCCCGCGACCGGGCCGCATCTGCACGCGCCCTCGCCCAGATCGCCGCGAAGTACCACGACAGCTCCGTCGACGACGAGGACTTCCTCGCCTGGATCGAGAGCGTTCTTCCGACCAACCCCGACAAGGAGACCCGATGACCCTCGAACTCCGCCACACCCCGCAGCAGGCACGCTCCACGGCCACGCTCACCGCCCTCACCGACGCCGCCCGTGTCGCCGCCGAGACGTTCGGCTACGACCGGTTCACCACCGCCGACGTCGCCCAGATCTCCGGCCGCAGCATCGGCACCGTCTACCGGTACTTCCCCGACCGGCTCGCACTCCTCGACGCGATCGACCCCGGCCGGAAGGTCGCCGCCGACGTGCGCGCCGAACGAGCACGCCAGAACGAGAAGTGGGGCCAGCAGAACCACCCCGACGGCACCGGCCCACTCACTGCTCCGCTGCTCGACATGCTCATGCGCATCGATCAGTCTCGCAGCGACGACTACCGAACGGCAGCGTGCGAGCTCGCCGCTGCAGCGACCCGGTCGACCGACGAGGCAGCTGTCACCGGGAACGTCACGTGGCTCGACATCACCCTCGAGGAGTTCGTCGAAGCCACCGCGGAGTCCGATCCCACGAAGCTCCGAACCGAGCTGATCCAGCTTGCTGCCGTCGCGCAGCAGTGGGCCGAGGCGATCGATCGGCGGTTCGCCTGATGGCTGTCGATGGCGTGAAAAGTACGTGGGAGACCGGAGCGAAGCACGGCCTATACCTCGAAGTCGTCGATGAGGAAGGAGAGCCGGAGCAGTGGTTCATCGACTGCTGGTGCCCGTTCAGCAGGAATCACTCCGGCCACCCACTCGAACCCAAGGAGCTCTGCTGATGCCCACCGACGTGCACCTGATGGAGAAGACGCTCCTCACCGTCGCGCTCGAGGACACGAGGCCCGGCACCCACATGGCTGCCGCGATGGTCGACCCCGACGGCACAGCCCGCATCGAACTCCTCGAGCGGCGCCCGGACGGCTGGGTGAACCTCACCGACGACGACGCCCCGACCACCTCCCTCGACATGGCCCACAAGTACGACGACCTCGTCGTCACCCGACTCCCGGAAGGCACCGCATCATGACCGAGAACGACCGCGCCGTGCAGGTGTCCGTGTCGCTGCCAACGCGCGAGCAGAACAGAGCCGACCGATGAAGCGCACCGGCTTCAAGATCATCGACCGACGCACAGGCCAGCGCGTGACCTCGGTGACCTACTTCAGCGAGCAGGGCGCGCGCGATGACATCGCCAACTGGCAGAACCGGCATGACCGCGGTGGGCGTCCGGACATCACGCGAGACCTGCTGGTGAACATGACCGTCGTCGAGGAGGACCACCATGGCTGACCGCATGATCCCGGTGCCGGAGTCGCTGATCGAGCGCGTGCAGCTCGCAATCCGTGAAGGCCTCTACCCGGACGCGCCCGAGTGGGCGGAGCTGGACCACCAGCTTGCCCTGCTCTCGCAGCCGACCCTGACCGCACACCCGACCGTGCCCGCGACTGATCTGCCCGAGCTCCGCTACTCCGCCAACCAGCACGCCGGACGATTGCGTGCACGAGTGCGTGAGCTGCCCGACTCCTACCGCCGTGACGCAGCCCTGATGACGGAGGCCGCGGACCAGCTTGAGTACCTGAGTCGCGCCGAACTGGACAACCACCACGCCGCCGACATGTGCCCCTACTGCACCCCCGACCCGACGCAGCGCCGGCGCGACCAGGTGGACGTGGACGCACTAGTACACGAACTCTTCCCGGAGCGCCGGCCGACGCCCGAGCCGCCACGCATCGAGGACAGGGCACCGCGTACGCCGCCCTGCGCAGACCCGAACGTGAACCGGTGGTACTGCCTCCGCGGTGCCGACGGGATGTGCCCGCTTGCGAAGTGCGTCGACCCGTCCACGATCAGCGACGTTACCCCACCCACGGGAGCGGACCGGTGATCATGATCGGCACCCGAACGGCCGCCTGCCCGTGCTGCACCTCCCAGGGCCGTCATGGTCGGGACACCTGCCGGGCCTGCAACGGGTCGGGTCGGATCGCTCAGGCCGTCCTGCACGGTGAGGAGCCGACGGTATGAGCCCGTCCCCGGAGGCGGTCGCTCAGGCGCAGGCCCTCATCGATGACCACATGTTCAAGCACTGGGCGGCGGGAGTGCTCGCCCGAGCAGAAGGAGACACGACAGCATGAGCGACAACACCACCCTCGACGTCGAGGGCTACTCCGCGGCCGACCCCATCGAGAGCGACGAGGACTGGCACGACGAGATCGGCAGCCGCATCCTCTACTGGTGGTCCGAGCACAAGTTCCACGACCGCAACGGCTGGTACGCGGAGCTCGCCGGTAGCCCGAAGTGCCTCGCCCTCGGCCACGAGTGGAACCCTGAAGGCGACGACCTCGAGCACGAACGGTTCGGACACGAACCCGGATGGGGCGGCGACAACTGGATCTGCCCCGACACCCGGTACGGATCCGCCTGCACCGAGTGCGAGGGGGAGTGCCACCTCGGCGAGTGGCCCGCCGACGACATCCTCTGGGCGGCGGTCCGAGCATGACCGCCCAGCACCTCGTCGAGGTCATCGGCCCCACCGACAACCCGTTCGCCAACGGCCTGTTCACCTGCACCGGCAGCCCCGACGACGACTGCCACCAGTACCCGTCCTGCGACTGCGAAACCTGGCCCTGCGAACACCCCGCAGAACGGCAAGCATCCTGCTGGATGACCCCCTGGTGGAACGACGGCTGCGACCTCGCCGACACCTACCTCGACGACGACGGCAACCACGACCGCTCCACCTGGCACTCCGGACCCGTCCGAGGCACCTGGCAAGGCGACGGCCTCACCTGGCAGTACGACGAACAGGACACCACCCCATGAGCCGCAACCGCCGCGCCACCAACCGCACCCCGACACCAGCAGCCCAGGTGCACGAGGAGAAGGCGCTCGCCGAAGTCGTCCGCGTCCGCGTCGCCGATCTTGGCCCACAGCACATCGGCTGTCGCGTCGAGGTCAGCGACCGCTACGACGGCATGATCGGCCCGGCCGCCGGGACGCTCGTCGGCTACCGCCCCGCGACCACGCCGCCGAACTACCGGGACGGCGGCGCACCCTGGCGCACGCTGCTCCTCGCGCAGGGTCCAGGCAGGGGAGAGCCCGCCACCGTCCGCGAGGTGGACCACATCCGCATCGCCCTCTGACCGAACCGAAGAGCCCCGCCACGAGCGGGGCTCTTCTTCGTCGTCCGGGGCTCCGAAATCGGTCGGAACTTGTCGGCGTGTCGCTGCAGGTTGTTGGTCTGCCCTGTCACTGGGCATCCAGAGCATCGAAACATGTCCAATCCGCAGACCGACGAGCTGATGCATCGGCTCCGCAACACGGCCGCTATGCAGCGGTCGATCGGCCTCACGGCCGGCGCCGACATGCTCGAGTCGGCTGCCTCCACCATCGCTGACCTCGCCGCAACTGTGTCCGTGCTCCGGGCGGCCGACCTGTCCGCCGTCGCACCTGCCGGCCGGGTCATCACCACCCGCGACGAAGCCCTCGCGCTCCGCGCTGGCGCTGTCGTCGTCAACGAGCCCGGCAAGGCCTACCAGATCAAGCCCACTCCAACCGCGGCGGACGGCTACATCGAGCAGGTCGTCGCCGCGTACATGCTGCCCCTCACGGTCATCCACGAGGGCGACCCGGCATGAGCAGCGACCTCCGCATTGCGGGCTCGACCGTCCACGTCGAGGGATGCCTCTGGGCCGGCCGCCGCACGTCGCGACGCTGGTTCGAATCCGGCAGCACGCCGCGCGAGCGCATCGTCGACGCCATCCGCCGGCAGGGCTTCACCGCGTGCCCCGACTGCCGCCCCCTCGACACCCTCACGTCCACCACCCCGGAAGGAGCCCGCCGTGGCTGACCGCAGCACCATCCTGAGCACCGCCGACCACCTGATCTCGAAGGACCGAGCTGACGTATACGGCCCGCCCCGCCAGTCGTTCGGCCGCATCGGCGCGCTGTGGGGCGCCATGCTCGGCACCGACGCGATCGCACCCGAGACGGTCGCCCTGATGCTGGTGCAGCTCAAGGTGTCCCGCATCATCTCCTCGCCGGATCACGAGGACTCCTGGGTGGACCTCTGCGGGTACGGCGCCCTCGGCGCGGAGCTCGCGACCGCTGGGGAGCCTGCCGCGGACGTCGTCCCGAGTCCGGACCGTTCGCCGTCTGACACGATGCGCCGCTGGGCCGGCGTGGTCGTCGGTTCGGGGGAGCGGGTCGAGTTCGATGCGCTTCCGTCCGACATCACGATCGTCACGGAGACGAAGCTCGGCGGCCACGTGGAAGCGCACGGCGCGGACGGCGTCGACCGTGAGCTGCGCTTCCTCGCGGAGGTGCCGCGTGGCTGACGAACGTAAGTGCTACGCCGGGGACCTCGGCTCCGACGCGCTCGGGAAGCAGGTTCACCTCGGCGACGAGGTCACCGTCGGCCCCGTGGTCGAGGTCACCCACCGCGTCAACGCGCGCGGCGTGAAGACGACCCGGATCCTGTCCGAGACCGAGGGCCAGCGCGTGTACGACACCGCCCTCGTCGAGGTGCGCTGATGCGCCGCCACGTTGACCTGGTCGCACGCCTAGCTCTTCTCGCGCTCGTCGTCCTCATCCTCGTCGGCTCGATCGGGATGGCGGCGACGTCGTGACCCGGTTCATGGCGGGCGCGATGCGCGAGGACGTGACGCTGGGGGAGAAGCACTGGCGGTTCTACGCGGAACTCGCGAAGCGCCACCGGGTCAGCGTCCCCGACGTTCTCGCGGAGGTGCTGCGTCAGTACGCCGAGCTCGACCCGTCGGTCCGTCGCCGCGCGATGACCCCGAAGCGCACTGACCTCGCCCCGCACGCGGACACGATCCGCCGCCTCAACGCTGCCGGCTGGTCCGACAACCGGATCGCCGACCACCTCGGCTGCGCCCAGTCGAGCATCACCCGGTACCGGGGCGGCGTCCTCGGCCTCGACTCACCCACACCCCGCCCGGCCGGTTCCGGCCGACCCAGGAAGGAACGCCGACTCTGATGGCCATCCGCAAGAACACGCAGGCGCTCCCCGAGAACGGGAAGTACCTCACCCTCGCCGAGCTGCGAGCGTTCGTCTCCGAGACCGCTGACCTGCCCTCCGACCTGCCGGTCAAGGGACACACCGGTGGAGGCTCCTGGACCGACTCCCGCGGCCTGTACGTCAAGGACCTCTCCGTCTCACCCCGGGAGGAGCAGTGAACCAGCGCAACCGGAAGCTCCTCGAGCAGCACGACAAGGCGATCACCGAAGCCCTCGAGTCCGTCAGCAACCTCATCACCGACGCGTTCCGCAACGGCACCGAGAACCCGGAGTCCCCGTGGGGCAGCGACCCGGACACGTCGGTACTGCAGGTCGCCCAGATCGGCGCCCTCCAAGCCGTCGTCCTCGCGCTCCGCTCCCACACCGCCCACACCATCGTGTCGAACATCGACATCGTCGACGAACTCCACGCCCTCCGCCACGCACCGCGGGACACGGTCCACGCCGACGCCCTCCAGGACATCCGCAACCTCCTGCAGGAGTGCAGCACCTGGACACCCGGCACCCCCGACGCGGACTGGTCCTTCACCGACCACGAGGCAGTCGGCGCCCTCTGGGACAGCCTGCCCGCCATCCTCGACCGCACACGACCCACCACAGACGACGGCAGCGCTCGCCGCAGCACGGGGGAGCACTGACCGTGACCACCATCGACCAGCAGCTCGAAGTAGCCCGGTTGCGCGCAGTCGCACTCGCTGACCGACGGGTCCGCGCCATGCAGCGACGCCTCCACGACCAGGGCGCTGACGACCGACGCATCCTCGGCATCACCGACCCCGTCACACCTCGCCCGATCATCCGCGAGGCCGCCGGCTTCGGTGCCCTCGCAGCCGCGTTCCAGACGTTCATCGAGGACTTCACCCGCTCGTTCAACGCCGGGTGGAACGCCATCCGCCCAGAGGACCGACGATGACCGCCCCCGAGCAGTACCGCGCCATCATCCGGACCACCGACGGACGACAGCTCGTCGGCACGCTCCTCGACATCGAGTCCGCCGGCGAGCAGATCACCGCCACCTTCATCAAAGACCAGGCCGCGCCCCGACCCCGACGGAAGCACCGCATGCTCACCGTCATCGAAGGCGACACCTGGGACGACATCCTCCACGAACTCGACGAAGCAGCCCTCCGCGCGTTCACCACCGACCACGACTTCGACATCACCAGCGGCGGCACCACCAGCTCCCGCATCCAGATCGCCACCGTCGACCCCCACCAGAAACACGAGGCCTACGTGAAGCAGATCAACGACGAGATCGAACGCCACCGAGCCCACAACCCCACCACCCAGAACGACGGCGCTCGCCGCAGTGAGGACTCCGACCGATGATGCAGCGCACGATCCAGCAACTCGTCGAGATCCTCGCTGACGAGCACCTTGGATGGGTCGACGGCCACATGAAGCGTCGCGACGCCCTACTGGTCCAGCTCCGATCGGCCGTCGGCTCCTCGTCGGGTGGTACCGCGTCAGGCCGCACCATGGCGTCGCAGCACTCGGCACTCAACCTCGGCGCGTTCGAGGCCTGGGAAGACATTTCCGGCCGCATCGCCAGCATGTTTCACCAGGCGACGGACCAGCGCCCCGGTGACGATGCGACCGAGAACCTCCGTGCCTGGCTCAAGGTGTGGGACCTCGCGGATCGTCGAGGCGAACTCGGCGAAGTGCAGATCGACACACAGCGGCGTCGTCTGACCGCGATGGTCGAGCGCATCCAGAACCTCCTGGACCCGCCCCGCGTCAAGGAGATCCAGGCGCACTGCCCGAACCCCGACTGCGGGGAACGCTGGTGGTACACGGATACCCGCTTCGGGGACCGCACCTCAGCCCTCTACGTGCGCTACCGCACCGACGAGCCCCTCGCGCTCCGCTGCCACTGGTGCGAATCCGAATGGGGCGAGCACGAACTCGACGACATCATGCAGATGATCCGACTCCGCGACGCCCTCTACGGTGGCTAAACGGGGTACAAAAGTCTCCTCAAACGCGGGTCAGTACCCCGGTTGCGGCTGCAACCGGGGTACATCTGCGTCAAGGCATCGAAGCGGCAAGACACGCCGCATGTCGAAAAACTTGCGCACACGACGGAGATCGTGTGCTAGCTTCTGGACCACGCACTACAACTGTGCCTACGGCCCGAACAGCCACCCGGTGATCGAAACTGGGTGGCTTTCTTCGTTTCCGGCCGCAGCGACGAACCTCGCATCGTCCGTAGTGCTTCTCGGACACCCGCGACCGCCCACACACGACGACTGGAATCGACAGGGCGTTGATCACGGGGTAGCTCACCGGCCGATCGGAGCATCGATGGGACGCGGCGGCAATTCTCGGCACCGCATCATGCGACAGGAAGAGCGCGAGCGGTGGAAGGCCAGCAACGCCGCCTGCCACATCTGCGGCCAGGCGACCATCGACTGGGACGCCGAAGCGAACTCACCTGACGCCTTCGAGCTCGACCACGTCTTGCCCGTCAAGACGCACCCAGAACTCGAGTTTGACCCAGCCAACCGGCGGCCATCGCACCACCGATGCAACCGCAACAAGGGTGCCGGCGCGGTACGGCCCGGCCTCGGCATCACCTCCGAGGCCTGGTGACCGAGTGCAGGCACGGCGACCACGAGCCGTGCACCTGCCACCGCACACGAACCAACCGCCGACCCGAGCCGCTCCTCCATCCGGCGGCCGTCGCAGAGCTCGACCGGGTCATGGACGACGTCATCGAAGACCGGAGCTGACCATGCACGAGCACATCACCGTCGACGGCGAACGCCTGACCCTCACCAGCGGGCAGTATGCCGTCATCGACGTCCTCGCGTCGTCCGGACTGCCCGTCCCCCACCGGTACGACCTCATCCGCCTCGACGCCGACGGACAGCACGTCACCACCCACTACGTCGGGGATATGGTCACCCTCGCCCACGGGGACGAGTTCATCACCGCCCGGATCTCCACGACCACTGCCTGACGACGCCGTGCAGGACCGAGACTGAGGAGCCCGCCGTGCCCAAGCTCGCGAACACGATCGAGGTCAAGCGCCGCGGCAGCAACGTGACCCTGACCATCGACGGTCAGGAGTTCGGCTGGTACCTCGCCGACCAGCCGATCACCACGACCACCGACCCACACGACCTCGGCACGGTGAACCTCACGCTCCTCGCCGACCACGTCATCATCGACGACGACTTCGGCACCCCGGTCGGGCCAGCCAGCTCGGACATCGACTGCCGCAAGCACCAGCCCCGCCAGCACCGCGACGGCAAGCCGCCGTGGTGCAACACATGCGGCCTGACCAGCGAAGGCTTCGAACCTCGCTCACGTCTCACGAAGGACTGATCCTCACCCCTTGGGGGTAGGGGCGGTCGGATCGCTGTGAACC